GCCGCCACGAACACGGGCAATAGGTCAGCCGCCACGAACACGGGCAATAGGTCAGCCGCCACGGTTGAGGGAAAAAACAGTTTTGCAATAGCAACAGGAATTGGAAGCAAAGCAAAAGGAAAGCTCGGTTGTTATATCGCCGTTGCCGAATGGGAAAGAATTGGCGACGAATGGCAAGTAAAGAACTTTAAAACGCACAAAGTTGACGGCAAAACCATTAAAGAAGATACATTTTATATGCTCAAAAATGGCAAATTTGTAATAGCAAAATAAGGGGGTGAAAAAATGAGAAGCAAACTAAAAGCATTTAGAGTTTTGCGAAAGTTACGACAAACAGATATTGCCTACGAATTAGGTGTAAGCCGCGCGACATATAGTTATATAGAAAGGGGGGAACGCGACGGAAATATGAAGTTTTGGCAAAAACTCCAACAGGTATACGGCGTGAGTGATGAAGAGATGTATACGTTGATGAAACTTGACGAAGAGGGGGCAAGCAAATGAGAAATGAACGAAAAATAATAGTTAAATTGATTGATAGCGAAAAAGTCCATAATCAAAGACTATTAGTAGAGTATTTTGCAAAAAAGATTAATGAAAGGGGCAATACAAATGATTTGTAAACCCATATTGAGCGGTGAGCCGTTAATTGAAATTGAGCGTTCGCGTTACGACGAACTTATACGCAACGAAGCACGGCTTGAATTTGTGAAAAAGTGGTTAAAAAACAAAACATCTTATAACAACTACACGGATATATCGGATTTGCTCTTGTTATTAGATGATAAGAAAGGTGAAACTAATGAATGAAAATATTATTGTTGTAAAACAACTCCCACAAATTGAAGAACATTTACAGGCGATTAAAGAAGAAATAACCGCAAAAGTGAATGACGCTTTAAGCCTTGTTTGCAATGAAGATACCATTAAAGAAGTCAAAGCAGTTAGGGCAGACCTTAATAAAGACTTAAAAGATTTTGAAGAACGTCGCAAAGCCGTTAAAAAGGCGATTATGACACCTTATGAAGCCTTTGAAAGCGTGTATAAGGATTGTATTTCCGATACATATAAAAGGGCTGATATTGAGTTGAAAGCGAAGATTGACAGCGTTGAAAACGAGTTAAAAGCGCAAAAAACAAAAGAGGTTAGCGACTATTTTAACGAATATTTGCAAAGCAAGGGAATTGACTTTGTGACATTTGACAATGCAAATATCAATGTTACCTTGTCTGCTTCAATGAAAAGCCTTAAAGAACAGGCAAAAGCCTTTATTGATAAAATCGCTGATGATTTGGCTTTGATTGATACACAGGAGCATAAGGACGAAATACTTTATCACTACAAAAAAATTGACGGTATGACCTTTCTTAATGCAAGCAAGACAATAACGCTTGTAAACGAGAAATTCAAGGCGATTGAAGCAGAAAAGGCAAGAGAGGAAGAACGCAAGGCGAGAGAACAGGCAGAAAAAGAAGCCGCCGCAAAGGTTGAAGCATTAACGCCACCGACAGTTGAACCGATTGCACCGCCCGTTGAGGAAGAACCTATTTTAACGCTGAAATTCACCGTAAGAGGTACACGCACAAAGCTAAGAGAATTAAAAGAATTTTTAGAAAGAGGTAATTTTGATTATGAGTAATGAAGTAAAAACACAGGGAAATAAAGAAGTTGCAGTTATTTATGATGTTGACGGCGAACAGATTAAATTAACGCCGAAAATCGTACAGGATTACATAGTCGGAACAGACGCACAAATTACAATGCCCGAATTTAAAATGTTCACATCATTATGTAAGGCGAGAAAGCTCAACCCGTTTTTGAGGGAAGCCTATTGTATCAAATACGGCAAACAGCCCGCACAGATTGTTGTCGGCAAGGACGCGGTGTTAAAAAGGGCTATACTCAATTCGCAGTTCGACGGCATAGAAAGCGGCGTTATTGTACAGTGCATTGAAACGGGCGAAGTTATAGAACGCAAAGGCACTTTCTATATTAAAGCAGAGGAAAAACTTGTCGGCGGTTGGGCGAGAGTGTACCGCAAGAATTGGACGCACCCGACATATTGTAGCGTTTCCTTTGATGAAGTTGCACAGACAAAAAACGACGGTAGCTTAAATTCAAATTGGAGCGGTAAGGGCGCAACAATGGTTGAAAAGGTTGCTAAAGTCAGGGCATTGCGAGAAACCTTTATTGAAGATTTGGGAGGTATGTACGAAGCCGAAGAAATGGGCGTTGACTTGCCGAAAGCAAATGCACCGCAGGAACAGAACATTATTGAACAAACCGAACCGATTGAAACCACAGCAACGACAGTTAATGACGTTGTATCAATGGACGAAATTTAAGGAGGTATTTTTATGAAAAAGATAGCAATACTTAAACTTGAAATGTATCAAGATAAAAACGGTACTAAACACGCAAGATTAAGAAGTGACGGAACAGGTAAAGATATTTTTATGATGATTGCCGATTATCTTGTAGATACGGCGAAAGAACAAAACTTTCCTTATGAGTTTAGTTTGGCACTTATCGAAAGTATGTGTGAAGATTTTGCGAACAAGGAGAAAACTGAATATTGAAAAAATGAGCGTTTGAAAGCGAGATGATGAAACAATGAAATATGAAGTTATCGCTACTGGAAGTACGGGTAATTGCCTGATAATCAACAAATTTTTAGTTCTTGATTTGGGTGTACCATTCAAGAAAATTAAGCCGTACTACAAGGATATAAAACTTGTATTCATCGGTCACGGGCATATCGACCATTTGAACAAAACTTGCGTGAAAATGTTAGCAAGAGAACGACCGACAGTGCGTTTCGCAGTTGGAAAATGGCTTGTTCCGATATTACTTGAATGTGGAGTATCAAAGCAAAACATTGACATTATAGAAGCACCTAAACTATATGATTATGGAATTTGTAAAATTTCGCCCGTTGTCCTCTATCACGATATACCAAACTATGGCTTGCGTATCTTTATAGGTGAGGAAAAAGCAATATATATAGTTGATACCCGCACCGTTGAGGGAATACAAGCTAAAAACTATCAATGGTATTTTGTAGAAAGTAACTATGACGAGGACGATTTAGAGCAAAGAATAATCGAAAAGACCGCCGCAGGTCAATATTGCTATGAATTAAATGTTGCAGAACGGCATTTAAGTCACGAAGAAGCTTCGGAATGGTTGCTTGCAAATATGGGGCAAAATAGCAATTATGTGTTTCTTCATCAGCACAAAGAGCGAAAACAAAGTAAAGGTTGGAGTTATAAAGATGATTAAAATTAATAGGAACATAACGTCGGATAAAGTTACTTCTACAAGTAGAAACTTTAATACTTGTCAAGCGTCAATTAACAGCGAGGGTAATATTGTTTTAAGAAATTACGGTTATAACGATACAGATGAAATTTTAATACTGTCATATAACGAAACAGAAACAATTTGCGCCTTGTTCAGTAAAATAGAAAATATAAGCAAACGTTATTCATTGCCGTTTTAATGCGTCGGTTTGTTAGCAAAAGAAAGTAGGCGATTAAATGATAGCGACAGCAAAAATAGTTGATTATGACGGCGAATATATAACTGTAAAGCCCCTTGTTGCTATTGACCGTGAGTTGTTGCAAAAACAGGTTGATATAATCGAAATTCGCTTAACAGACGGAAGAGAAATATCAGCAGAACAACGCCGCAAGATTTTTGCAATGGTCCGAGATATAGCGGATTGGTGCGGTGAAGAGCCTGAATACATACGAAAGTACACTGAATTTGAATACAGATTGATTAACGGTATAGAGCCGTTCAGCTTATCAAATTGTGATATGTCAACCGCAAGGGAGTATATAACATATTTAATTGATTTCTGCTTTAAACATAGCGTACCAACAAGAGATACATTGCTTAATAGAACAGATGATATAAGCAAATATTTATATTCTTGCCTTGAACATAGGCGGTGTGCGGTGTGTAATGCAAAAGCAGATATACACCATATAACCGCCGTAGGAATGGGGCGTGACCGCACCGAAATTGTACATCTCGGTATGGAAGCAATAGCCCTTTGCCGAAAGCACCATCAAGAAGCGCATACACGGGGAAAATCTTTCTTTGATGATTACCATATTTACGGCATTAAGTTAGATGAATACCTTTGTACTGTATTAAATTTAAAAAAGAAAGAAAAGAAATGAACGAAAAAACATTTAAAAATTTTGAAAAAAGCATATTTAAAAAAGCAAGCGAAATGAAAAAAGGCGACGTTATACGTTTTGAATATGGCACATATTACAATTGGTGCGAAGCGGTTTTTGAGAGTTGCAACCCTGCTCTAAACGGTATAATGACTGAAATTCATTTTCATTGGATAGGGTCGAATATAAGCGAAGAGATGTACGACACCGACAACATTGATACGGTAACATTTGAAGTAATAGGAGTTGAACAATAATGTCAATAAACAGTGTGGTTTTAATGGGAAGAATAACACGCCCGCTTGAACTGAAAAAAACACAGAGCGGTAAAAGTGTAACACAGTTTAGTATTGCAGTTGACCGAAAATATCAAAAACAGGGCGAAGAAAGAATAACTGATTTTTTTAACTTAGTCGCTTGGGGAAGTACAGCAGAATTTATTACGAAGTGGTTTGATAAAGGCGATATGATAGCTGTTACAGGCGAAATTCAAAGCCGAAACTATGAAGATAAAAATGGAAACAAACGCACGGTAGTTGAAATTCTTGTCGATACTGTATCATTTTGCGGCAGTAAATCCGAAAATACACAGAAAAACAACGTAAGTCAAGCACCGCTTACACCGCCAAATATCGGTATTGACGAAGAAGAGGACGACCTGCCTTTTTAGAACACAGGAGATAAGATAATGAGTGACTATATAGACCGAAAAAAATTAATAGACGCGTTAAATGAAATTGCCCTTAATCAATACAATGCGCTTGTAAATCAAGTAATTATGGAATTACCCGCAGTTGACGTAAAGGTTGTAAGGTGCAAAGATTGCCTATTTTGGAGCAAGCTCGACAATTCGGCGCAAGGCAGGTGCGCTTTGGGCGGGTTCTACCCTACAGGAAATTGGTTTTGTGCAAACGGAATAAAGAAAATATAAGGAATGTTCTATAATCCGTATTGCATAATCAACTTCCTATATTGGGAGTGTACAAATAAAAACCTGCCTTGTAAAGATTGCCCTTTTAAAAGGTGCGAATGTAAGAACATAAGAAAGTGAGAGTGTGAGGAAGAATGACATATGAAGAAACGTTACACGAAATATCGGTGCAGGTGTACCGAAATACCGATAATTTTACAATGACGGTATCAAAGGATTGTTACAAGAATATTATCGAAGCCCTTAAAAAGCAGATACCAAAAAAGCCGATTAAAACAAATTATATGGTCAAAGTAAATGGATTGGACACAATGCTCGATGAAAACGAATTTACTAAATGCCCGTCTTGTACATACAAAGATATAGAAGTTAAGCAAGGGCAAAAGTATTGCCATAAGTGTGGTCAAGCATTAGATTGGAGTGAAAAAAATGATTAAATCTTATTGGCAGGATATACCCATAGGCAAAGAAAACGCAATTACATACACAGAATTATGCGCTATATGGCATTGTAGTGAAAGAACAGTACGGCAGATTTTACATAATTTGAGCCGAGAAGATAACGGCGACGGATATATTCTTATAAGAAGTAGTCACGGCAAAGGCTTTTATAAAACTGATGATATAACCGAAATTGAAAAGTATTGCAAGGAATGTAAAAATCGTGCAATGAACACATTTGCACCGCTTAAAAAGATTAATAGAGTAGTAAAGGAAAAAGGTTATGGAACAAGCTTATTCGGATAAAAAAATAATGATAATTTCATTTCTTTTGACAATAGCAATATTCTTTTTTGGTTATCATTGTGGAAAGCAAAAGAGTGAAAAGATTACAGAGACAATTTGTGTTACTGTAACAACAAAAGAAGTTGAGAAAATAACGACAGAACCGAAAAATATTGAGATAACAACAGAAGAACCGAGGAAAAAGGAGCTTTATGTATCAGCAACAGCTTATTGTGCTTGTGAAAAATGTTGCGGTAAATCGGACGGTATAACGGCAACAGGTACGAAAGCAACAGCAGGGCGAACAATAGCGGTTGACCCGTCTGTTATTCCATACGGTACAAAAGTTATTATTAACGGACATACATATATTGCGGAAGATTGCGGCGGTGCAATTAATGGCAACAAGATTGATATATTTTTCGATAGCCACGAAGAAGCTCTTGCATTTGGACGGCAACAATTAAAAGTTTATATCGAATGAGCCAAAACGAAACATTATTAATGAAAATGTATTGACAAAATATGTAAATTATGTTAATATAGTATTAAGGTCGTAGAGTGAGTGGAGTTACGCTATGGCAACAAAAACTTAATACTATGACCCCTCTTAACCTTTGTATGAATTACGCTCCACCGTAACCATACAGAGGTTTTTTGTTTGATGAATGGCGGTGCTAATAATGGCTGAAAACGAGCGCGATTTTAAAGGCGTGTGGATTTCTAAAACTGTATGGCTTGATGAACGATTAAACGCCCTTGATAAAGTTATATTAACTGAAATTGATAGTTTAGATAATGGGGATAGAGGTTGTTTCGCAAGTAATAGACATATAGCCGATTTTTGCCAATGTAGTGAAACAAAGGTATCAACGGCAATATCCAAACTTATTAAACTCGGATATATCTATGTGCAGAAGTTTGACGGCAGACAACGAGAATTGAAAAGCAGACTTTCAAATTTTGAAAGGCAGAATTTTAAAAATTGTAATGCTGATTTTAAAAATTTGAAAGAAAGTAATACAAGTAATAATACATTTATAAATACAGAGAGAAATAATAATATATACACCGAAGAATTTGAAACACTTTGGAAACTGTACCCTCGAAAAGTAGGTAAACCAAAAGCCTTGAAATCATATCAAAAGGCGAGAAAAAACGGCACAACCTATGAGGAAGTGCAACAAGGCATAAACGCTTATTGTAAGCAGATAGAAGCAAAGAAAACCGAAATTGAATACATAAAACACGGCTCTACTTGGTTTAACGGTCAATGTTGGCTTGATGAATACGAAGCAAAAGCGGAAACACCGAAAAGCAATTTACCATTTGATGAAAGCAAATACACTCTATAAGCAGGTGGCAATAATGACTTATGAGGAAATTATTAAGAAACTAACTGAAAAACATATTGATGTGAAAGGTTTAACCCCCGAACAAGTATTGAAAGAACAAATAAAGGGCTATAACAACAGCATAGGAAATCTTAACGAGAACGACGGCTATAATTGTGATATTTGCCGCAACAAAGGTTATATATCGGAAATAGCGAAAAATGAACAATTTGGCTATCTCTATGAAAAACGGGTATCTTGCAAATGCCTTAAAACAAGAGAAACATTAAAAAGAGCTAAAAGAAGCGGATTAGGCAATGTTATTACAAATTTCACCTTTGATAAGTTTATTGTTACCGAGGAATGGCAAAAACAACTCAAAGAAAAAGCGCAAAAGTTTTGCAAAGATAATAATGCTAAATGGTTTTATGTGGGCGGTCAAGTCGGTTCGGGCAAATCCCATATATGCACGGCAATAGTAGCATATTATATCAAAGCAGGGTACGAAGCGCAATATATGCTATGGGTAGAGGAAAGCAAGAAATTAAAAGCACTTATTACAGATTTTCACGAATACCAAAAAGCGATAGAAATATATAAGGAAACGCCTGTACTTTATATTGACGATTTTCTAAAGACAAGACAAGGCGAAACGCCTACACAAGCCGACATAAACCTTGCGTTTGAAATAATCAATCACCGTTTAATAAGTGACGAAAAAATCACGATAATTTCAAGTGAAAAAACGCTTGCTGAAATTCTTGAATATGACGAAGCAACAATGAGCCGTATATTTCAAAAATGCGGCGATTACAAAAATGTAATTGAACGGGATATTAAAAAGAATTATAGATTGAGATAGAAAAAGCAAAGAGAGGAAACGCAGACAATGCAAGAACATAATGGTGTGGTGAAAATTGAAAAATGCAGGTATTGCGGCGAAAGCCCGTGTGTGGCAGATGTTGGCGGCAACAATCCAATGTTTGAGGTTGCTTGTGTAAATCCGAATTGTAAAAGCAATTTAGCGGTATTAAGCAAAAAACAAATAAATGCAATTTTGCAATGGAACTATGAACAGGTGAAATGAAATGAAAGCAGAAGATGTACAAAAGAACCTTAACAAAATGGTGGTTTACAAAGGTAAAGCCGATATATACCGACTAACCGCAGGTATTATTCGCAAAAAAGGAAATAAGAGTTATTACACTCTTGAATTGTTAGATACAAAACACGGCAATTCGGTTATTATATGCAAACTTGCTGATGTTGATGTGTCAGAATGAAACTTTTTAAAAGGAAGTGATTACATTGATTAGTTTTACAATACCTTTGCCGCCTATTTCAAAAAAGAATAGTCAACAAATAAGAATAAATCGAAGAACGGGAAAACGGTTTATAGCTCCGTCAAATCAATACACAGAATATGAGAAAACGGCTATGTGGTACATACCGAAAAACATCTTTATAAATTCGCCTGTTGAGGTTAAATGCCTTTTCTATATGCCTACAAAGCGAAAATGTGATTTAACGAATATGCTTGAAGCAATAGATGATGTAATGGTTAAGGCGGGTTTGCTTGAAGATGATAATTTTACCATTATTGAAAGTCACGACGGTTCGCGAATTTTATATGATAAACAAAATCCACGAACTGAAATATATATAACTTACATATTAAGGGGTGAGTAAAAATGTATATTCCTGAATTTTGGGTAGGATTAATCGTTGGCGTAGTTATAGGGGTCAGCTTCGTACTTGGTTTAGGCTCGTATGTATCAAAAAAAGATAACAGGAGGAAAGACAAATGAGAGAACTTGACGAATGTTTGGAATTGCGCCGCAAGATTAACAAGGAAACCGAACGAATAGAACAATTGAGAGCGGTAGCATATTCACCAAAAAATCAAATTATCTCCGATATGCCGAGAAGCAACAGGCAAATTAACACTATGGACGAATACATAATCAAACTTGAAAACCTTGAAACCAAAAAAGCGTTCTTAGAGTGTGAGTTATGCGGCAAATGGTGTGCCGTTCTTGTAAAGCTTAGTTTTTACGGCATAAATCCAAAAGTCATACATCTTTTAACAATGCGCTTTAACTTCGGCTATTCTTGGAAAAAGTGTGCAAGAATAATGAGTAACAAATATTCTGATGATAATTGGAATGAAAACAAGGTATTTCGTGAATATCGTCAAGCATTGGCAAAATTAACAAAACAGGACGAAAAAGATTGTGCAAAATGACGATATAGAAAGACTTGAAAAAAAGTATAAATTATTGTAAAATAGTATTATTGAAAACTGTAATAGTTTTTGCCTTTCTTTTGTTTTGGGAAAACGCCGTAGCCACTTGGGTTGCGGCGTTTTCTATTGTCTGTAAAGGTTGGGGCGAGGTATGAAATGCGAAAATGACGAACGGTGCTTATGCAGTAGGTGTCTCTCGGACTATTTAACAGCAGGTTATACGGTGAAACGGCAATATAAAGTGAAGTATAAAGACCATTGCGACAAATGTTTTGTTCGCATTGGGTGGACGTATATAATTCAATATAATAATTATCGAAAGAGCAACTAAGCGTATCTATATGGTGCGCTTTTCGTGCTTTTAAGGGGTGAAATTATGAATAAACAAAAAAATCAAGAAAACAGTAAAAAAGTCGGAGAACCATTTGATTTAGTCAATATCAATACAGGTGAAACTATCCCGTTTCCTAAAGAAAGAAAGCGTAAAAAAGATAAGAACGGCGATTATAGGGGAGCACCATATATCTATGTTACCCCCGAACAATGGAAAACCGTTGAAGTTATGGCGGGTATGTTCGCAACTGATGAAGAAATCGCTAATGCAATACAAGTTAGCACAAGAACATTAACAGACGATTATCACGGTGAATTTTTTCAAGCAATCAAGGCAAAAGGTCAATCGCAAGGAAAATTGAATTTGCGTAGAGCGCAATATAAAAATGCTGTAGAGAATGGAAATACGACAATGCAAATCTTTCTCGGTAAACATTGGCTTAAACAGACAGATGAAATCGAGGTTAAAACTTCCGACCCCATTATTAATATCAATGTTTCGGCGGCAACCGAAAGTGACAGCGAGGAAGATTAACGAAAGGGGGTGAAAATGTATGGCAACACTGAAAAAGAGAATTAACAGAGCAACAGGAGCGGACAGAGCAAATCAGTATAAGAAGTCTGCGAGAACGTCTGCAAGAGCTTTTGTAGACGCGTTGAGAAGTGGCTCGTCAAAAGCAAGAAAAGCACTCGGATTGAGAAGTGCAAAGGGCAAAAATGCCCGAAACATTATGCGTCGTAAGTCTACAGGCGGTAGCGGAGGTTGATTAGTAAATGAGTAATTTATTATTCGACCCGATTAAGACTCAATCAAGGGTAGCAGACAGTGTTATTGTCGGTTTTAGCGGCGGTAAAGACAGTATTGTTACCCTTGATTTGTGTTTTAAGTATTTTAAAAAGGTTTCACCTTTTTTTATGTATCTTGTACCCGATTTAGAGTTTCAAGAACAAATGTTAAGACGATATGAGGAAAGATATAAAACCGAAATAATTAGAATACCGCATTTTGAGTGTTCAAACTTTCTCAAATATGGCAGTTTCACAATGGCAGATTGGAATGTTGATATAGTCGGCATAAATGATACATACGCATATTTGAGAGAACGAACGGGCATACATTGGATTGCGGCAGGTGAGCGGTGCGCCGATAGCATTGTACGAAATGCAATGATAAAAAAGAGCGGTAGCATTGATTATCAACGCGGACGGTTCTATCCTTTGGCATATTGGAAGAAAAACGAAGTATTACAGTACATAAAGCAGAAAAAATTATATTTAAGCCCTGAACAAAAGAAAATTGGCTTTAGTTTTCGTAGTTTGGCAGGTTCGGAATTAGCTGTTATTAAGCAACTTTACCCGAAAGACTATGAAAAGATATTGAAAGTTTACCCGTTCGCAGAAGCGGGAGTAATACGCTTTGAAAAGTACGGTAAATAAAAGCGGTGAGCCTTTGCCGTAAAAAAGGCTTTAAAAAAGCGGTGAGTTCATACCGTTAAATTGAACCTTAAAAAAGCGGAAACCCCTTGCCGTAAGTAGGGGCTTAAAGTGAATGTTAATATTGAGTTCACATTTAGTTGTTAAAATATAATTAGCGGATAGCCTGACGGGGCGAAAAGGAAAAGCCTTATTCCCTGCCGCTAATTTTATTTATAAGGCGATTTACAGAAAGGCAGTAATTATGAAAGAAATTTGGAAAGACATACCCGATTATGAAGGGCTGTATCAAGTTAGCAATGTTGGGCAAGTGAGAAGCCTTGATAGAACGGTTTATAACCCAAAAGGCGAAACGAAAAAAATCAAAGGAAAAATAATTGCACAACATTTAGTGGGACACGGGTACAGACACCTTGTTTTGTCTAAAGACGGAAAAATAAAAGGGTATTTAGTTCATCGACTTGTTGCACAGGCGTTTGTTTCAAATCCACACGGTTTTAATCAGGTTAATCACAAAGACGAAAACAAACTTAATAATTGTGCGGATAATTTGGAATGGTGCGATAGCTTATACAACAATAATTACGGGACAGTCAAAGAAAGACACGCGAAAGCTCAAATAAACCACCCAGTTTTATCGAAACCCGTTGAAATGCTAAAAGACGGTAAAGTGATAAGAGATTTTCCGTCAATTAAAGAAGCGGTGCGAGTAATGGGGTGCAAGCGTCAAGGAATATATGCGTGCTGCAATGGTATTCAAAAACATCATTACGGCTATCAATGGCAATATAAATAACGCAAGGAGCAACAAAAATGGAAAAAAGTAAATTTCAAAAATTTGAATTTGGAACGATAAACCGTTCACAGATAAAAAACGCTGATTACAACCCCCGTATAATGGATAAAGAGAGTAAAAAACGGCTCAAAAAGAATTTGCAAGATAACGGGCTTGTGAGTGCTATTACTTGGAACAAGAGAACGGGTAATATCGTTGGCGGACATCAGAGAATTTCACAACTTGACGCTTTGGAAAAGAACAAGGATTATGAAATTGATGTTTGTATTGTCGATGTAGATGAGAGAACCGAAGCAAAGTTAAATGTTATTCTCAACAATCCTTCGCAACAAGGCGATTGGGATTTAGACAAATTAGCCTTTATGACAGAAGAATTTGACTTGAGTTTTGATGAAATGGGCTTTTCAAAACTTGATGTTGATTTTATGTTTGACGGCGACGATAGATTTACGGAAATGTTTGAAACGCCCGAAGCAGAAGAAGTTAAAACGGGGCTTGAAGAAGTGAAAGCGGCAAGGCAAGCGGGTAAAGAACGTATGCAGGATAATAACAATATAAACTTTTATTCTGTAATAGTCTTTGAAGATGAAAAAGCAAAAGCCGATTTTTATAAAAAAATCAGTGTGCCGCTTTCAGAAGAATATTTAACGGCAGATAAAGTTTTACGGCTTGAAAAAGATTAAGGCGGCTATTTAGCCGCCTTTTTTGCCGTTAAGAAGTGTTCACTTTGCCGCTCGTTTGCGTTTGGGCGGCTTTGTCGTTGTATCGCTGTATGCAAGGCGCAAAATGCACCCTTGACTAATAGTCGCGTAAATAAAACGTTTGTTGAATTTTTCAACGTTTAGCGTCGTACCCTCTTTAATAGTGCCGTACCCTTGAATATACATATTGTGTGCTATTGTTATTTTTTTCATTTTGTTACCTCTCTTATTTTTTCTTTAACAGTAAGATATAAAGCTTTGAAAAAGACTTTAATATATTTCATTAGTTTGTGTTCAAATTCAATAAACTTGTTTTCGTGATAAATGCCTACGCAAACAAGTATTACAACAGATAATTCAAATAAAAATCGAATGTACATTTTTAAACCGCCTTTTCTCTATCATTAAAAATGTGTATATAAGCCTGTTACATTTGTGAAAATCTCTTGTATCATATCGCAATAACAATCATTGTATGATTTGATTATTTCGGTTTTTTCTGCTCTTGTAGTTACTGTACAAGTTGTATAATTAATATTGGTTTTAAAAGGTGTAAATTTGATGAAGTCAATATCGTAAAGGTCAAGCCCGTTCACTGTGATTTTAACCGTGTTTGCTTTGCTTGCATTACGCCCGATATTAAATTTTATGCCATTTTCAAGAGCGACAAAGTTTTTTGCGCCCGTCATAGCAACAAACTTACTACCGCCGAGTTGATTTAAAATTGTTTGTGCCGTCATTGTGTTTGTCATTTTAAAAACCTCTTTCGTTTTGTTTGATTATATTATACCACTTTAGAGTTATAATTCAATTCGCAAAATGCACAAAGATTGACCTTTAACTTTGGTGATATTGCGAATTGAAATACGACACAAACGCGATATAATATAGACAGAGAGAAACGAAAGAGGTAATATAATATGACAATCAAAGAAATGTATGCAAAGAAAGCAGAGTTTGAACAGCAATTAAAATCATTAAAAGGCAACAGCGCAATGATGAGAAATGCAAGAAAAATCGTCAAAGAAAACATTGATAAGGTTGATATGATGATTTTTAAGGCAGAAGCACCTGAACAGTTTGAAAACTATAAAAACGCTATAAATGGTTATTTGGCAAATACACATATATTTTAATGAAAAGAAAGAGGTACAGAACAATGTCAAAAATCGAAGTAATCTATATAGACGGCACAACAGAAAAAAGAGAGATTATAAAAAACAGCATACCCGAAACGACTTTAAAAGCGGCAAAAGAAACAGGCAAGCAAGTTATAAATATATGCAATATCGAATAAGGGTATCAAACAAAAGACAGCAGACAAAAAGCGACTGAGCATATCAGCCGCTTTTTTTGTGTTGTTTTAATCAAATGAAAAAAAGGCGGTGTGTGAAATAGATATACAAGTAAAAATAAACCCCGTTTATTTGCCGTATATGAACAAGCCGCAATTCGTTCAAATTTTTTTCGGCGGTTCATCAAGCGGCAAGAGCTATTTTTTAGCACAAAAAGTTGTATTGGACAATTTGAACGGCGTTAATTGGTTAATTTGCCGCAATGTAGCAAGCACAATCAATAAATCGGTGTTTAACGAAGTGACAAAAGCAATATCACGAATGGGATTGATGAAATACTACCGCATAAATAGGTCAAGTATGGTTATTACTTGTGTATTAAACAATAGACAGATATTGTTTGCAGGAATGGACGACCCCGAAAAAATCAAGTCTGTAACACCCATTGATGATGTTATTCACCGTGTGTGGATAGAAGAAGCGACGGAGTGTAAAAAAGAAGCATATAAGCAACTTACAAAACGTTTGAGAGGTAAAACAAAAAGTAATTTTTCAAAGTGCATTATTTTGTCATTTAACCCTATTTTAAAATCACATTGGATATATAAAGAGTTTTTCAATGAATGGGCTGATGATGAAACTGAATACGAAAACGATTATTACGGAGCGACAGAAGCAAAACCAAAAGGAATAAGCGTATGTATACTAAAGACAACATACAAAGATAATCTGTATCTAACAGACGAGGATAGAGATTTACTTGAAAATGAGAGTGACCCCTATTATTACGAGGTTTACACATTGGGTAATTTCGGCGTTATAGGACACATTGTATTTAGAAATTGGAAAGTTGCAGATTTAAAAGAAGAAATACCGCATTTTGACAAAATAAGACACGGCGAGGACTTTGGGTGGGAGGACCCGACAGCAATTATTAAAATTCATATAGATAAAAACAGGAAAAAAATATATGTCTTTGATGAATTTTATCAACAGTATGTGACAGATGAACAACTAATAAAGGTAAACAAACAAATTGTAGGCAACGGATATGTAACTTGTGATAGTGCAGAACCTAAAATAATAAATACGCTTGCCGCAAACGGAATAGTCGCCGTTCCTGCTGTTAAAGGCAGTGACAGTATAATGCGTGGTATTCGTTGGTTACAGGGATTTGAAATCATTATTGATGTGCATTGTCAAAATTTTAAAAATGAGATAGAACAATATCATTTTAAAGAAGATAAATACGGAAATGTAATTGACGAACCTGTTGACGCAAACAATCATCTAATCGACTGTTTGCGGTACGCTTGCGAAGATGAAATATTAGCCGTAGAAGTGCAAGCAGGACGGAGAATATAATGTGTAATCACGAATGGATAAAAATAAACAGCGTGACTGTTTGTATGCGGTGCGGCTTAACCCGAACTAATGACGGCACTATAATTTTTGACCGTAAAATAGTAAATTATAAACCAAAAAAGAGAAAAAAGAAAAAGAGGTAGGAATATGGCAAGAAAGAAAAATCAAATGTACCCGAATTTTTCCACTTTCGTTGATGAAATTGAAAAGAACGGTATAACGCCTGAATTGCTTTCAAAAATAATTGACAGACACAGACCAAATTCAAGGTATAACGAAGCGTTATTTAATCGCTATACAACAATGGACGGTGCTTTGCCTATTCAAAAGCGAAAACCGAGATTTGAAGAAGAAGAAAAGCCGATAAACAATAAGCTTAATAACGACTTTTTCAGTGAAATTGTCGATTTTAAAACAGGTTATTTTGCAGGTGAGCCTATTTCATACGGATATAGCGATACCGACGAAGCAGAAGAAGTTACAGGCGGTGATGAAGCCGTTGAAACAGCGACAAGGACGCTTACTGACTTTGTAACAAGAAATAATATGTACGGCGTTGATATGGAAACGACCAAATACGCAAGCATTTACGGCTATGCAGGCAGATTGTTTTATATTGACCCCGAGGGCAACGAAAGAGTTATGTCCGTACACGGATTTGAAACTATTATTTTATCGAAAACCGATATATCCGAACCGCAATACGCTATACGCTATTACAAGACTTATGACATTAACAATGTTGAAACTTGGATAGTTGAGTTTTACGACGAAAAAGATATTTATACATATAAAGGCTATTTATCAAAATTAGAATTGATAGACCAAAAGCCGCATTTATTTGATTATTGCCCGTTACAGGGAATTGCGAACAACAAAGAGTTGTTAGGCGACCCCGAAAAGGTAATTTCTTTGATAGATGATTACGATAAAGTGCTTTCGGATAATTCAAATGAGATTGAAGCCTTTGCACACGCTTATTTAGTTTTTGAGGGTTTGCGTATTGATGATGAAACTGTTAGAAAAGGGCAGAAAAGCGGCTCTTTTATCATTCCTGCAACGGGAACGCAACAGGGCAAGGTTTATTATTTAACGAAAGATATAAACGACGCATTTACAGAACATCATTTAGAGAGATTAGAGGAAAACATTTACCGCTTTTCAAGAACTCCAAACCTTTCAGACGAAAGCTTTGGCGCGGCAAGCGGCGTAAGTCTCAAATTCAAATTGCACGGCTTGGAAACAAAATGCGGAATGTTTGAAGCGAAAATGTTAGACGCTTCTCAATATATGTTTAAGGTGCTTGCGAGTGCGTGGAAAAAGAAAACTATTGAATTTGACCCGTTGCAAGTAACTCTTGAATTTAAGCGAAATTTCCCGCTTGATAGATTGAGCGAAGCACAGACCGCACAAGCTTATAAAAACATTGGTATGCCCAATAAGTGGGTATACGCGCAGATTTCGGGCGTTGATGATGTTGATTACATTATGAAACTGAAAGAGCAGGAAACAGATGTAACAAACCTTTACGGTGATGAAAACGCTATGGTAGATGTAGGCGTAAATGATAAAAATATGTATAAAGTAACGAGTGTTCTCGGACAGCTGAAACGAGGGCAAATAACAAAATCCGTTGCTATTCGTATTTTAACAGGTTTAGGATTTACAGATGAAAACGCTGAAACTCTTGTAGAAGAAAACACAGATGAAAACGAGCAGAAAAAGAAGAAAGAAAACGAAAAAGCCGAAAGTGCCGCAACAATGACGCTTTAACAATTAAGGGGGTGGAATAATGCCAAAATCCGAAACGAGTTTAAAAGAGTTGCTCCACGAAATACGCCGCATTGAAGAACACAGAGAAGTTTTAACCGAAAAGAAGATAAAGGCGATATATCGCTCCCTTAAAAAAGAATTAAACGCCTTTTTAGCAGAGGAATTTATAAAATATTCCGACGCTGACGGGCGTTTTTATTTATCTTATTTAGACGCACAAAACAAAAAAGCAATGTTTCTAAGAGAAATAGCCGAAAATATTGATTTCTTTTCGCCGCAAATAAAAGCGGAAATTCTTAACCTTGTTGATGAAACATACAGTAAAAGTTATGAGGGAATGGTTGAGGTTTTAAAGGAAGCTCAAAAAAACGGTAAATTAGCAGAAGTTACAAGAGATTTGTCCGTGCCGTCTGATGTACTTAATGAAGCTGTAAACAACAATATAAGCAAACTAACCTTGCCGTCCGTGCTTGAAAAGTATAGGAATGAAATTATATACGATATTCAACAAAACTTGCTTATAGGCTTGATGAATGGCGATAGATACGACCAAATGGCAAAACGATTGTCGGAAAGGTTAAATGTTAGTGAGGGTAAGGCAAAAAATATTGTTCGCACAGAAAGTCATAGAAATATAGAAAACGGCTTTATGGATTGTGCAGAGCATATTCAAGACGGTTTACAGGGTAGTGAGTTAATATATGTTGCTATATGGCGAACTATGCAAGATGAACGAGTAAGACCACAACAACGCTATAAAACTAAAAAAGGGTGGAAAACCGTTTTAAATAAAAATGGCGCAAACCATATGATATTAGAGGGGCAAACCGTAAAAGCAGGTGATTATTTCGATTTAGGTTATTACAACGGGCGAAAAGTAAAAGCGAAAAATCCGAGCCGAAGCGGGATAGCGGCGCACGATTGTAATTGTAGATGTATTATTGAATACGATTTACTTACTTTAAAGGAATTTGAAAAAGCAACGGGAAAGCCTGTAAATGTAGCGAGTGTTCATAGCTCAACAAAACAAGCTATGAAGCAAAACGGCATTGTTGATGTGGAATTGCAGAGAACAACCGATTACAACCGTTTTTCAAATGCTGTTGAAGCCGCAAAAAAAGCAAATCCGCACGGTGGAGCAGTTGATAGTGTTTCGCCCGAACAAGCCGCGAAATATAAATGCTTTTTATCTAAAAACGAAATGGCAGGTGTAGCGGTTAAGACTGACGGCGATATAACGGCAGTGTTTAAACATAGCGACTATAAAGCCCGTGGCGCAGTAAACGACCTTATTATCACAGCGCGAGATAACGGCGGCACAAAAATGGATTGTTACGGTATAAACCTTGTAAATAAATATGAGCGTTGCGGCTATGTGCCTGTTGCAAGGGTTGAGTTTAATGCGGAATATGTATCTGACCCGTGGTTATTAGAGACAAAGCCTGATGTATATGTGTTGATGAAAAATACAGACGATATACAGACCGTTATTAAAAAGAACGGCGCAAACGCTTATAAATTGTCTTTGCAAGAGGAATTAGACAACTTGCCAACATTTGAATATGACGACGCTTTAAATTACCGTGACGGGCTTTTAAAGGCGCAAGAAAGCAAAAAATAAAGGCGGTTATTTAGCCGCCTTTATTTCCTTTTGTATATAGCGATTGATTTACATTCATATTTATTTTCATTCCTTTATATGTTAATTGCGTCGGCAAAATCAGGAAATTTTAAACAAGAATTTTCGACTTCTAATTCTGTTTCAGCCCATTCATCAAATACGTTGTCAAATATACCGTGAGTTTTATAAAACTCTTTGAAAACATCATTACTTGGTAAAATTTCGCCTGTTTTTTTGTTCATCAAATAAACGTCTTTCATAAATAAAAACCTCTCTTTTCGTTTGTGATTGTATTATAACACAAAAGTAACACAAATACAATTGGCAAAATAGCCAAATATAAGCCTTGAAGTTTGTACACTTTGTATATTGATTTTTGCCGCAAAAGTGATATAATATAATCAAACAAAACGAAAGAGGTAAAAACAATGAAAAGACTTACAGAAAGAACAGAAATTGCAACGGCAGTTAATTTTCACAAATACCCCGTAATCAGAATAGACCTTGCAGACCGTGACGACTACGGCATTAAAGGCGCAAAGGTAAATATTGATTTTGGCGGCGACTATTTCATTCACGCGACGCTCCGAGCGTACAGTGACGAAAAGAAATTGACTACAAGTCAGTACGGCACAGTGATTAGCGCAAGCGGTTCTTATTATGATTATGAAGAAATGCTTGAATATGCAAATGCACCGATTATTAAATCAAATCAAGAGATTTTAATATTTATGGTAGACAGTAGCAAAAAAGAAGCCTATGCGCCCGTAATACTCAAAACAGGCGCACGCGTAAATGGGCACTGTTCAACACCATTAACGATTGAAGAATTTTATATCGGTTAAAACAACAACCGAGGGGCGGCGAAAGCCGCCTTGTAACAAAAGAAAGGTGATAATAATGAGTGCTTATATCGTAAGCAACAAAACTATTTCGGCAATCGTGAAAGGCTTTGAAATGTATAACGCTAATTTCAGAGCTAACGACTACAAAGAGCCTAAACAGATTTTAATTGACGGTCAAGCGGTTAATAACGCCGTTGGGCAATCGTTGTTAAATCAAAACTATCGTTCAGTTAATGAAAGATACGGCGAAGATACGCAACCACCTATTTACAAGTTTGAAAATGTTAAAATTGATGAGGGCGTCTTAATCGGCTGTATTAATTGTTACAATTATCAAGCAAGCGAAACGAACGATTATTATGAAAGTGACTTGTATTTTTCGTTACAAAGGTTAAAAGACGCTATTCTTGAAAGCCTAATCAATCAAAAAGGTTTAGAAATGCCGTGGGGTTATGAAGAATGAACAGGGGGGCTATACGCCCCCTAAAAGCATATAGAGAGGTATATAAAATGAGTGAAAAACAGTTAGAAAGCCTTTATAATATGCCGCGCATTCAGTCAATGATTGATAAAGATTTGAAAGAATACGGCTATTTAAGACGCGTAACGTTAAAATGTTTAGGTAATTCAAATATTATTCTTGATAAAAATTTTAAAGCAAAAGCGGCAAAATAGCCGCTTTATTGCTAACATATATAAGAGGGTGATAATATGAGCGAAAAGACAGCAAGACAGATTATAGAGGAATTAAAGAAGCAATATAAAAATGACCCCGAAACGCTTGAAGAAATAAGCAGGGGCGAAAAGAACCTTGATTATATCGAAAGAAAAGAAGCCGAGGGCGGTTATACGGGTATTACATCATTAAATTTTGCCAAAATGCTCAAAGCGGATATTGAATATTGGAATTAAGACAATATAACCAAAAACTAACGGCAAGTTTTGTGTAAATTGCCAATAGATAAAAAGTTAAAAAAGTAGTAAAATGTTACTATGAAAGTTGTACCTTAACGGGTGCAACTTTTTTGTTTATAAAAGAACATAAAGAAGATATAAAAGAGCCGTTTCCGAGTGGAACGGCTTTTATATATATAAATTCATCTATATGGTGAGAAAAAACGTAAATTTCTATATGGAATTGGAGGAAACAAACAATGACAGAAACGAAAAAAATCCGTTTATTGCCCCTTGACATTCAGTTTTTTGCAGAGGGCGGCGAGGGTGCAGATGATAGTGTATCAACAAACGCCGATACAGTAATTAATGCAGTAACGGACAACTCAAAGCAAGAAGCAACCGCACAAGAACAGAGCGCACTAACCGTTGACGATATAAAAAAGCTCGTTCAATCGGAAACAGACAAAAAAACGGCTGAACTTGGCAAAACGATTGCTAATTTAAGAAAAGAGAACGAAACTCTTAAAAAAGAGAAAATGACCGCCGAAGAAAAGCGAGAATATGAAGCGTCGGAACGGGAAAAAGAACTCAACGAGCGAGACAAGAAGCTGACCGACAGAGAAAACCGCTTGTTTGCCGTTAAAGCGGCAAATGCGGCAGGGCTTGACCTCGGCAAAGACCTTGAATTTATTGATTGCATTATGGGCGAAAATGAAAGTGCTATTAATAACAAGGTAAAGGCGGTTAAAACTTGGGTGGATAAACTTGTATCTGTAAAGGTGGCAGAAACCTTTAAAACGAATGGTAGAACCCCTAACAGCGGAAACGGCACAAATGCCGAAGCAAGTAAAGACACAAGCATTGTAGCCGAACTTGGTAAACAGTCGGCAGAAGCAATAAAAAAATCAAACGATATTTTAAAACAGTATAACATTGGAGGTTAATAAACAATGAAGTTTACCGAAAAAAAGGTTGTTCAGGGTGTAAATATCCTTGCAAACGACCATTATGTAGCAATTCCTTATGATTGCTCCGCACTTTCAGCACTTGCAACTGACGGTGTAATTAAAGAAGGAACAATTATCCCTGCAAATGACGCAACCGCAATAGGCGTATTGCTTAACCCCGTTGTACTTGCGGAAAATCCCAACGGTACAATCGTTATTCACGGTTTTATTTGTAAGGAAAAATTGCCGACAGCTCCCGCAACAACGACTATGACAGCCCTAAGCGGCATTTCGTTTCTTGACGTAGACGGTGTTCCTGCAACGGCAAAATGCACACTTACATATGACCTTAACAAAGCAACGGGAACGGCTGTTACTGATAGCTCGTCGCCTTATGATTACGGCGCAGAAGTTACAGTAAAGAACGCGCCGACAATCACAACTTACCCTTCGGGAACGACTGAATTTAAAGAGTGGAACACAAAGGCAGACGGCACGGGTACAGCATACGCGGCGGCGGCTAAATTCAATATAAAGGCAAGTACAACGCTTTACGCTATTTATAAAGCATAAGGAGGAAAATGAACAATGAAACTGACAGATATTTTTACGGCTGACGCTATCGCCCTTAATTATACTAATGCGGCGAGTAACGCTATTCCGTATCTTGGCGCAGGTTTTTTCCCTGCACAGAAAAAGGCAGGTCTTGACCTCAAATGGCTTAAAGGACACAACGGTTTGCCCATATCTCTTATGCCCTCTAACTTTGACGCTAAATCTAAATTCCGTGATAGAGTTGGAATTGCGATTAACGAAACTCAAATGCCTTTCTTCCGTGAAAGTGTGCTTGTAAAAGAAGCAGACGAACAGGAAATTATGCGAGTACAGGACGCAAACGACCCTTACGCCGCACAGGTGCTTACAAACATTTTCAATGATACGCAGACACTTATTGACGGCGCAAACGTTGTTCCTGAAAGAATGATTATGCAGTTGCTTGCACCGCTCGGCGGCTCAATGGGTATTGAGATTAAAGCAAACGGCGTTAATTATACTTACAATTATGACCCTGACGGTTCTTGGAAGAAAGAACATTATGCAAAAATTGAAACAGCCGCTGACAAGTGGAGTGCTTCAGATACTTGCGACCCCGTGCGCGATATTGAAAACGCACTTGACGCGCAGGAACAGGCAACGGGCGCACGCCCCTCTATTTTGCTTATGTCAAAAAATACTTTCAACCTTATTAAGAACAGCAAGAAAGTACAGTCGGGAGTTTTGGCACGCAATACTACATCAACCGTTGATTATATCAATTACACTACCGCAAGAGTACAGGCATACATTCAGGAAGAACTCAATGTAACTATCGTAATTTATAATAAACAGTTTAAAGATGAATTAGGCACGGCGAAGAAATTCTATCCCGACAATATAGTTATGATGTTGCCGCAGGGTTCACTTGGTATGACTTGGTACGGCACAACCCCCGAAGAACGCACACTTTCGCAGAAAGCAGGTGCAAGCGTATCTATCGTTAATACGGGCGTTGCGGTTGCGGTTACTATTACCGACGACCCTGTAAACACAAAGACAACTTGCTCGGAAATTGTGCTTCCCTCTTTTGAGAGAGCGAACGATTGTTACGCCCTTGAAGTTGTCTAATAATTAAGGGAGGTTTTAAACAATGGCAAAGATTGAGTTTGAACACGCCGTAATTTACGGCGGTAAATTTTATCCTGCTAATACACCTATAGAAGAAATCAAAAAGCCCAAAG